AGACGGCGAGCAATCTTTACTTGGTCTCGTCTATCAACTTCCACCGTAAAAGTTTGGATGTCATAATGTCCATCGCAACCTTCAACTAAATCACCGAGACAAAGGACAGTTATGGATTCAATGGGTCTGCCCATCTTTTTCAACTCTTTGTATCGGGCTTCAACATCATCAATGGCTTGGAGCCAGCGACCAACTAAACCTTTAAGTCCGTCTCCATCTTTCTTACCTACCTGCCAATCCGCGGCAACTACAACTAAACTGGCGCTACCTTCAATGAGTGGCTTTCTTTCTCTGGGCTTATGCTTTCGTATCTCTTGAATCAAATGGTCTATATCGGCGCGTTCTTTAGCCCCTTTACGAACGACCTTTCCTTTCCATTGGCGGTTCAACGCACCTTCGGTGTTACCCCAGACATTGAAAAGAACAGGCTCGACAACAGCGAAATTCTCAGGGTCGAGACCCCAGAGGCGAAGAACTCCTGACCAATCTGGGTGAGAATCGCCCTCCATTGGCTCTGTTGTGACTAAACCTTCATTACCATCCCAAGTAACCCCAGGAGTCCATTCAGCACTACGCTTACGCGATTCAACTGGCTGGGTTGTATTGTTTTCTGAAGTCTTTAACAGATTTTCAAGAGCATCGTCTAAATTCATTTATCACACTTACATCCGTCTAAGCCTTGCATCCTTCTACGGTGACGGCGAACAATGTTCGAACTCATCTCAAACCCGTAATCGGCAAGGACTTTGGTAATGGCTGAACCTTCAACTGCTGTGTTCAAAAGAGCCTCCGAAAGTTTTTGTGAAAACGCTTCAGGCAACTCTTGGAGTAATGCACCCATAGCGCACTTATACCCAGGAAGTGTTTTCTTACCTTGGAGGGAGTCTAACCTAGCGCTGAACTCATCCAGATTTATTCTTTGACTTACATCTTGGACATCTAATGCTCCACGGGCGGGTTGCTGACTCAAAGAGGAGCCTGTCGCATTTCCAGCACCTTTGGAACTCGTCTGTCGTTGCGTTTCTGCCATACGGGTCTACCACTCTCTCTTGGGGAGCCATTGGCTCCTGTGTTACTTCCTCACTAGACATCGAAAATTCACCGATAGTAGTGGTCGCTGTTTTGGGTCTACTCCCAATGGATTTACGCTACCCATCGGTTCTATACGCAAAATCTGGACATTGGAAATTGTGACATCAGTTACCGAAGCAAGCAAGTTTCGAATCGCCTCAACTGCATCTCGCGCCGTTGGATAATCTTCACGACCTGCACGACAAATAATTTGAAGCATTGGATAATCAATTGCAATTCCACCTGTTCCCATTGTGAAGGCTGGAGGAGTTCCCGAGTTCTCAAAGACTGCTGTACAGACATCTGGAGACTCGGGCAAAGTGCCTAGGAATAGGTTTGTGCCAAGGGTGCCAAGGCTATTGGTCACCAAGTAATCACCTATGGATTCTAGGATTGTTGCCATTAGACTGCCCCGTTCTTTCTGATTAAGTCAATTATTCTACGCGCCATGTTTTTCTGAATTTCTGGCAATCTTTCCATGAAAGGTTGCTCAAGATATTTAGCCTGAGTTGGAGCATTGTGCTTGTAGTACATAATCTCATGGACATAAAGGGCGTATGGAGCGGCTGGTCCACCAAAGAAAATATCAACTCCGATGCCTTGAGGAGTATTCATTGGAGCCGAGACTCCGCCTGAGCCACGCAGAGCGCCTGTATCAATAGGAGTCAAAATCATGGCTTTAGCAAAAATCATGTTGGCTTCTTCAAGGATTGCCTGACCGACTACTTTGCCAGCATCTCTGCCAGATACTTCAAGCATATTCCGCAACTCTTGAGCGCCCTCTAGTTCAAATGTAAAGGTTGCCATGGTTACCGCCCAAAGCGAATGACGGTGTGATGCGCTCCGTTTTCATCTGCGAGGTTATCAACTGCATTGATGGTGAATGTATCGTTTCCGACCACCATCCTATGAGATACGGTGATTGAAGTCTGTGGACCGTTGGTGATAAAGCGACCAATATCGGTAACTTCAACTCCCTGAACATCTCGGCTACGAACTGTGTCATAAATAAGACGACCAGTAGCCGTGATATTTGTGCCAGAATTGCCATAGGTAGTTTTGTTGTATTTATCAACTGAAGCCTTTGGCGTAAAGACCACAGTATCGGTCATAAACTCTGTGACTTTTGAATAGATAGCATCCATTGTTGCTATCCCCCTACTCTACGATGCGTGTTTCGTAGAAAGAGTTCGGATTATCCATCTGACCAACAACAAAATCTGTTGCATAATCTGTAGTTGTCTTGTCATCGGTAGACTTCAAAGCATCGGATTTAGCCCATGGCGCAGGTGGAGATTTACGCATCTTGCGCTGGAATAGGCTGTTAGCCAACTCTTTGTAGTGACTAATCTTTGAACTGTAAGACTCAGAGACAGATATATCTCCAACGCTCTTTGAACTGCTATCGGCTAGACGGGCAAAGCGAGCAATAAGGATTTCGGCACATTCACGCGCCGCATCGTAGGCATCGCCATTCCATTCAGTAATGACATAACTTAATTCTTCATCTGAGAAAAGAGCATCTGTTGAGTCTGTGTCATTGAGCAAGAAACGAACATAGTTTCGAGTAGATGTACTCGGGTCGCCTGAATAGGTAAATGTCATTACATACCGCCAAGCATCAACAGGTTCATCTTGGCTTCAGCAATCGCTGTGTTTACATCTGTAAGAGTCGCAAGGGTATCTGTTGTATCTGGGAGAGTTATTACTCGGTCTGCTGTTGGCTCTCCCGCTGAAAGGGTAAGTTCGTAAGCATCTGCTGTGGTTCCCTCAAAGACCAAGGCATCATTGAAAGCAACCTGAAGTCCTGACTGCTGACCAGTAAAAGTCGCGTTGCTGATTGTTGGTGAAGTCAGCGTAGTGATTGCTGTGAGGTTTCCAGTAGTTACGACTGTTCCAGATACATCTGCAAAAGTAACTGTTCGGTCTGCCGTAGGGTCTACAACTGCAAGGGTAGTTTCAAATCCGTTGGCTGTTGAACCCTCAAAATTGACCTCTCCATTAAAGGTAACTGCGCCTGTGAAGGTCGCTCCTGCTAAGAGGGCATAGTCATTTAACTCAGTATCTACATCTGTAGCCAAGTTTTGAATATCGGTATGAACGGCAGGGTTATCTCCTGCGCTTGGATAGCGTAGACCCTTAGTTGTTGTACCTGCCATTTTATATCCCCTTAAACCATTGCGTATCTAATAATAACAATTCCAGAACCACCGTTACCGCCAGAATAAGTAGTGCCGCTTGCGTGACCACCGCCACCACCGCCACCGCCTGTGTTAGCGGTACCCGCACTTCCAGAACTACCATCGGCTTTACCATTAGCACCGCCACCGTAGCCGCCTAATGATTGAGTATTAGTTCCTCCGCTTGAAATAGAACCAGAACCGCCACCACCGCCAGCAAAGTAATAATTGCCGCCAAGAACTTCTCCAGAAGATGTTGCTAAGCCAAATGCGTTAAGTGCATTTATGGTGTTACCACTTAACCCAACACCGCCTTCCCATCCATAAGCCAAACTTCCGCCACCGCCAGCCGCTCCCGCACCACCACCGCCTGAGCGACCAGTACTTCCTGTATAAGTTCCGCCAGCATTTCCGTAACCAGTAGCACCGCCTGATGTGCTTTGATTTGTAGCACCACCTGAACCGCCAGCGCCAGAACCGCCACCAGACCCTCCAGCGCCACCTGAACTGCCAGCAGGTCCACCATATCCACCACCATTAGCAGTAGATGTATCGAATACTGAGTTGCTTCCACTTCCAGGAGTTACGCCATAACCAACTGCTCCTGCACCACCCGCGCCAACAGTTACAGTATATGCAGTACCAGATGAGGCAGAGCGACCTGTTTGGTGAAGAAGTCCACCGCCACCGCCACCGCCACCAAGTTCACCACCGCCACCGCCACCTGCGACAACAAGAATATCAACGCTTAGTGCCTGTGATGGAGTAAATGTTCCTGATGTTGTAAATTTATGATAATAGTAAGAACCATCATTGGTGATTGTTCCGCCCGTTGCTTTAGATGATGGAGAAGAATAACTTGTTACAAATAATCCTGAAGCATTAAATGTATGAATATAGTAACCGCCTGATGTAGTTACTGTTCCACCCAAGGCTAACTGCGTGCCGCTTAAGTAACGAAGAATAACAACTCCCGTACCGCCGTGACCGCCGTTTGAGAAAGGAGGATTGTAAATAGCGCCACCGCCACCGCCACCTGTATTGGCGGTACCAGCGGTTCCAGCGCCACCAGAACCGTTAGCAGAACCTCCACCACCAGTTCCACCAGTACCAGCGCTTACGCTAGAACTATTAAGAATTCCACCGCCACCGCCACCTGCGTAAGTAACTGATGTACCTGAAATAGAGTTTGCTAAACCATTACCGCCGTTACCGCCATAACCAGCAGGAGCATTAGTTCCAGCGCCACCAGCACCACCACCGCCACCACCGCTTTGACTTGGGTTGCTAGAACCAGAACCCGAGCCGTAACCACCGTCATTACCTTGTCCTGAAGGTGTTGCAGTACCACCTGCGTATGTTCCTGATGCAACACCGCGACCTGAACCTCCACCACCAGAACCGCCAGCGCCGCCTAATAAACCTGAACCTCTACCACCTAAACCACCACCTGCTGATGTGATTGTAGAAAAAACAGAATCGCCACCCGCTGTGGGGTTGCTAGTGTTTATGATTCCATTTTTTCCACCAGCACCAACGGTAACTGTGTATGTTGTATTTTTTAGAACGCTTAATGCTGTTCCACCAATACTTGTGCGATAGCCACCAGCACCGCCACCGCCACCTGCATCCGCGCTTGCACCGCCACCACCTGCAACTACAAGATAATCAAGAGTAATTGCATCTATAAAGGCACCCTTGGCTCCAGCCATGGTGATATTACCTGTGGTCAAAGCCGAAACTTGTGACCCAGGAATCATTATGCGCTGTAATCCGAGGTGTGGTGTCATGTGTCTATATCCTTATTCGGTAACTAAATCCCAAGAAGTTGTTTCTTCGTTCCATAAGTAAAGAGCGCCGTCAGTTGGATAAGCAACTGGAGCCTCGTACACGCAGGTTTCTTCGTTAAGAACCCATGATGCGAATGGTTTTGGAGCGATAAAAGCATCTAAGGTTTCATCGTATGTATAGCCAACTCCTGCATAGTTCTTACGGAAAGGTGTTCCGCCGTTAGCATGAACTCCTGCCGCTGTGTTATATGAAGTCTTTAGCCATGTTCCGCCAAGACCTAAAGTGTTCGCTAAAAAGTTCTGCCCGTCTGATTCATGTAAATCATCCACAACAAGAACACGAAGAACGATGTTGTTCTCATCTACTTCTGCGAAGTGTGCCATTTATTTCTCCTTTGTTTTTGTTATTTAGACTGCGTAACGAACGATAACAATACCTGAACCGCCAGCACGACCAGCAGAACCTCCACCAGCACCACCGCCACCGCCACCGCCAGTATTCGCGGTTCCTGCAATTGAGGCAACTCCAGCGGCCGCACCAGCACCACCGCCACCGTTGCCACCAGAGCCAGTTACAGTTCCACTCGTTTGCCAACCACCACCGCCACCGCCAGCGTAGTAATAAGTTCCACTTACATTTTGTCCTGTTGATGTTGCAGAACCCCAAGATGAATATGTGCTTGAACCGATACCGCCGTCACCTGAACCAGAGCCACTTCCGTTTCCACCAACTGCTCCAGCACCGCCACCGCCACCAGTTTCGCCATCGTAATTAACTCCGCTACCGTTTCCTCCAGCGTAGCCTTGACCAGCGGTACCAGCGCCTCCAGTTGTTCCAGAGCCGCGACCAGCACCACCACCAGAACCGCCAGATGCTCCAGTCGTTGTAATATAGTTACCACTTCGCCCGCCACCAACTGATGCTGTTAGTGCGCCAAATTGAGAATTTGCTCCATTTGCTCCTAATGTTCCAGAGCCGCTTGAACCAGCGCCTCCAGCGCCAACTGTGACTGTATAGGCAGTTGCGCTAAGTGATTGAGAAGTAAATCCTTGTAGACCACCCGCACCACCGCCACCAGACATATCTGCACCGCCGCCACCACCGCCAGCGACTACAAGAACATCTGCTGATAATGCAGAAGTTGGAGTAAATGAACTTGAAGAAGTAAATGTATGATAAAAATATCCATCGGCAAAACTAATTGTTCCACCAGTTGCTTTTGCTAAAGCAGTAACAAACGAACCTGAAGATGTAAATGTGTGATAGGTGTATCCACCAGTTGTTACGACTGTTCCACCAGTTGCAGATTGTGAACCAAGATAACGGGCAATAACAATTCCAGAACCACCTGCTTTTCCATCTGTATTGTTACCGCGTGAACCACCGCCTCCGCCACCTGTATTTGCGGTTCCAGCGGTTGAATCTGCGCCACCGTCTACTCCGCCTTGACCACCGCCTCCGTAGCCACCGCGAGCGCGTGTGCCTGTGCTTAAAGCAAAACCAGCGCCACCGCCAGCATAATAATAAGTGCTAGAAACAAGTTCTCCAGAAGATGTTGCGGAACCCCATGTTGAATACGCAGTAGAACCATCTCCTCCGTTACCCCCAGACCAAGGACTTCCATTACTTCCTGCTACACCAGCAGTACCAGCACCGCCGCCACCACCGCCGTTACCATATCCGTATGGAGCAACATTGTTACCATACGCTCCACCACCAGCATTACCTTGACCTGACGGAGATACAGAACCGCCTGTAGTTAAAGTTGTACTGCTAGTGTTTATTCCATAACCTGATGCACCACCACCTGAACCGCCTGACCCGCCTTGACGAACTGAATCGGTAGTAGAAGAAGAACCACCTCTACCGCCACCAGTTGCAGTAATAGCACCTAAAACAGATGAATTTCCTTGAACTGCTGGAGTACTGCTACCAAGAATTCCGCCAGCGCCGCCAGCCCCAATTGTGACTGTATAGGCAGTTGAAAACGATAAACCAGTAGATGAAGCAACTAAACCACCCGCACCACCACCACCGCCACCGTTCCAACCGCCACCACCGCCACCAGCGACTACAAGGTAATCAATAGAAAAATTTATTGAACCTTTAGCGCTTGGGGTCGTCAAAGCCCCAGTAAGCGCAGATGAAACTTGCGCTCCTGGGTTCGCTCCTAAAAGTCTGGTCGCTAAGGACACGGCAACTCCCTATTAAGCAGTAGTTACGCGGTTAGCGAATCCATGGATTGTAACTACATCCGCTGTTCCAGCGTATGCCTTAACAACAAGAGAGTTACGAAGAACTAGGTCTGGGAGGATAAGAGTTAGACCTGATGTTGCAGGAATAGACAACTTGATGTCGTCATCAACTGATGTTGTTCCGCCCCATTGAATAGTAAGGTTTACTGCTGAGCCTGATGAGTTATACGCATACATGGTAATAACATCGCAGTCAGTAGTTGAAGATGTCGCTGTGTGAATTGTTGTTCCAGCGCTTGATGTCGCCGCAACCTTAACTCCACGACCATGTGTTGAACCTGATAACGGGATACGCGATACTGTTGTTGCCATTTATTTTCTCCTTATGCGAATACCTGCACCGCGAAGGCGAAGGCTTGGTCGTTGGCGGTTGTTCCTGCGGCTAGAGTTTTCCATTCAGGAACTCCACCTGCTGAAACACTAAGAACTTGATTTTCTGTACCGATAGCAAGACGAGCAGGTGTGTTTGCGCTTGATGCGTAAATTGTGTCACCTGTTGTTGTTGTTAAAGAGTTATTGATAACCCCTGAAGTCAAGGCAACTGTGCCTGTTGAATCAGGGAATGTGATTGTGCGGTCTGCTGTTGGGTCTGTTACTGCAAGAGTTGTTTCAAAAGCATCAGCGGTAGCACCTTCAAAAATAATGCTTGATGTGAATGTTAAATCACTAATGTTTCCTGTAGTGATGACTGTACCTGTTACATCTGGGAGAGTTACAGTACGGTCAGCAGTTGGGTCTCCTCCTGAGAGAGTCATCTCAAAGGCGTTATCAGTTGTTCCTTCAAGAACAATGTTGTTACCAAACTTAATTTCAAGACCAGCCTGAGCGCCTGTGAAGGTCGCGTTATTGATTACTGGGGCTTCGAGTGTCTTATTGCTAAGTGTTGCAACTGCATCTGCGGTGACTCCTGCGCCACCATTAGTGGTTATTGCCATTATGCAATCTCGCTTCCGAACGCATTGAATGAGATATTTGCTGATGATGCGTAAACAGTTACAACATCTGAGGCATCAATTGTAATACCTAGGGTATAAGCCGCGGTTGTATTTGCTTGGATTGTTGCATCATAAACAACATAGTGTTCTGCGCTGAGAGTCGCTCCATTTGGGCGTACTGCAATTCGATATGTGCCACTTGTACCAGCCTGATTACAGATGGTGATGGTTGAGATAACCGTCTGTGTAGATGCAGGGCAGGTGTAAAGCGTTGTGGCAGTTGTGGCTGATGGGTTTAATTGACCCAGAACCTTGTAAGTAGTTGCCATGCGGTTATCCTCCGATGAGTAATAATGGACTAATAGTACCAGCCGAGTTATTTTGGGCTGTTGTAGCGCTTGATGATGCTGAAGAAGCGTAACCCTGCGCTGAGGTTACGAATGTTCCGATGTCCTCACCTGAGATGTTATAGGTAGCCGCGGTGAGTGCGGTATAGGTTGCAAAAGCAGTATCTAGCGCTGTGTATGTGGCATAAGAAGAACTGATATACCAATACTCGCCTGATGCTGGGAAAGTATCTGTGGACTGGTCAATCAAAGCATCGAGGGCAGTAATGTTGGACTCAAGAGCATCCCAAGAAGTTTGGTCTACTCCCTGTACGAATGTTTCAGATAGTGATGGGTCTGGGCTAATGTCTGCTAAATCGAGAGAGCCAACTGTGGTGTATGGGATGCTGATTGAGTAGGTACGACCATTAGGAAATGATTCTTCAACTGTATAGACAAAAGGATTAGGCACTACATCTGGGTCGTTGGTTGCTGGGAGCGATACCGAAAAAGAGCCTGAACTCAAAGGCACCACAACGCTAGATGGGGCAACCATCTGGTCATCTGTACCGTTACGCAAGACCTCGCCAATACTAAAACGAATCTGACCCTCAATTGGGTTGCCTTCAAAATCTACATAGGAGCCAGTTACGGTTACTGAGGTTAAATTTGGTCCGAGAGCCATTACGCACCCACCAAGAACAATAAGCCGAACTTAGACTGCTCTACAGCCTCAGCAGAATTCTTTGATGCAAGGGCGCTGGCAGTTGCCGCACTCAAAGCATCAGCGTTGGTCTCAGAGGCATCTGTAGCCCCTTCTAGGGCTGTTAAAAGGGTATTTGAAGCGGTGTATTCGGCTATCGGTACATACGGCTCTGCCACTTTAGACTCCCATCATCATCAACTGATTAGTAGTGAAATTTGCTACTGCGCTTGAGGCATTTGAGGCGGCTGTTGCGTAAGCCGAAGCATTGCCTTCGTAATCCGAAGCATTGACCACAATTTCTCTGATTCCGCTTGCATCGTTATAGCGGGTCAATAAACCTTGGTATTGGTCAATAGTTACATAAGATGCCGCATCGGACTCAGACAGGGCTGTAAGCAGGTCAGCAAGGTTCTGTGTAGTACCTGCAACTGAAAGCGGTAGCGCAATCTGAAATGTACGACCAGAGGTAAAGTTTTCAACTATGGTGTAAACAAAAGGTTGTGGAGTCACATCTGTGTCAGAGGTGACGGGTAGGGTAATCGAGAATGAGCCTGTTGCATCTAATGTCTTAACAATATGAACTGGCATGATGTGGACATTGAGAGTTTTTTCTTTCAAGATGGTCTGAGGCTCAAAAGTGATTGAACCTCGAACTGGATTACCCAATAAATCTACATAGGTACCAGCCACCGTTACGGTTGAGAGGGATGCTGGTAGAGCCATGATTAGGCTCCTTGACGAAGTACATTAACTGTCTGTGTGCTAGAAGCAACGACAGCGTATAACTTTTCACCTGTTTGTAGTTCAACTGAGAAACTTGTATCAGCCTTTAGCAAGTAGCCATAAGCGGTAGTTGTAACACCTTCTCCGCCTAGGTAGACATCTGCCCCACCTGAAGGATTCTGGACATTGATAGTCTGACCATCGCGCCCATCAAAATCATTAGTGAGTTTTGTTGCTGTAGTACCAACTGAAACACGGTTATGGCTAACTGGCATTTCTTACTCCTCTACTGTGTCTTTCTTTGTTGCCTTCTTAGGCTTAACTTCTTCAACTGCCTCAACTTTTGGCTCAGCCTTAGCCTTGGCAACTGGCTTAACTTCTTCTTCAATAAGTTTAATGTATCGGTTATTGACTAGACCTTTTGTATGTCTCCAGTTTGAAACATCTACGATGTCACCAACTTCAAGGTTCTGTCCTAGAGAAACCATTCTCTTGAGAATCTGTGCTTTCATTTTTCTCCTAAATAAACGAAGGGGAGAGCCTTTTCAGACCCTCCCCTTCTCGCAACTTAATTAAGCAACGATTGTGTTCCAGAAGTAACCGAGGTCTGCTCCGATTACCTTGTTATCAAACGCCATTTCCGCTTCGATGCGGTCTGACTTGATTGACTCCATACGGAACTGTGAAGTACCGATTGTCTGTCCGAGACCACCTGAAACACCTGTCCAAGCGAATGTGTAACCCGCTGAAGGTGTAAGAAGTCCTGGGTTTGGAGCCACATGGGTAAGGAGTGCGCCCTTGCCAAATGCAAAGCCGTAAGCCTCTGATGCGCCTTCGTTGTTTGTTGCCTTTACAGCCTTTGCAACCATAACGCGTGGAATGTCGAACATTGCCGCGAGCATATCGGTTGTGATTGTCTGTGAAGATGTGTACTTAATACGGTCTACCAAGTCTGGGTGATTCTTAAGTGACTTGAATACATCGTAACCAAGAACAAGAGTGTTTGCTTCCATTCCTGTGTTTCCAAGAATTTCAGCCTTTCCTGCTTCTAGGTCTGCAATTGGGTCTGAGTTTGTGTAATCTGACCATTGAATTGTCTGACCTGATGATGGAGATGAAGCAACACCTGTGATGTCGTCAGCCCATACGCCAGTTGTGAAGAAGTCGCTTACGAACTGAAGTTCACGGCGAAGCATCAAACGGCGTGTAACAAACTCTGCTGATTCGCGGAGTGGGTTAAGTGGTGAGTCTGCGTTAGCAAGTGTCTGGTCATCTACATCCTTGTGGAACGCCCATACATCGCATGAGTATGTTCCAGTTGAAAGGTTGTATCCGCCACCAGCAGATTCAGTTCCTGGTGCGCGGCGTTGAGCCTCGTCACGGAACCAATCGTTCTTGGTGTATGTAAAGTATTTGTCAGACTTCTTATCCACAGGAATAACTGGGAATACCTTGTCTGCAATGAAGTTATCTTGGTTCTGTAGGTAAGCAACCGAGATGTTTGTGAGAATAGCATCAATGTGAACGCTATTGATATGTGGCTGTGGCATTTTTAGTTATCCCCCTTATGCCGCTCTGCCTGGGTTGGCACAGTTAATAACTGCTGTAACGATGTTTCCATCTGCCGCAGACTCGGTTAGAATTGTTCCTACAACATATTTTGTTGTATCTGTTCCAGCGACAAGAGCAACTGCCTTGCCTGTTGCACCTGTACCTACGAGTGCGCCTTCGCCAAGAGCGGCTCCAGCAACAACCTTAGTTCCGCCGATAACAAGAACTTCTGCTTCCTGTCCTGCGGTTGGTGCGTTCTGAAGAACTCCGATTGGAATATCAGTAGCGCCAGATGCGGCCGCTACATTTCCGCTGGAATCCAACTTTACAAATGTGTACTGCTTTGAGGAAAGGTCTGCCGCCGCTACGAGGGTGACCTTTACCGAGTAATTACTGATTTCGTATGCCATGTTTAAGCACCCTTTTCGTTACGGTATTGGACATAAAGTTCAGGATTCTGTGATGCGGCATCAGCGAACGCTTGTTCGAATGACTTTGCATTTCCATCCTCAACTGCTGACTTTGCCAAAGCGGTCAAACGACCATAGGCATCGCCTGTAGTGAAGTCTGCGGATTTCCCGATTTCCGCAAAAATGTTTGCTGACTCAGCCTGAGCATTTACAGATGTGAGGATTTCCTCTACTGACTTTGCTAGGTCTGCATCAACTGTGGACAAACGGCGAAGCGCTGGTCCGACCTTCTCTGCTTCAAGATTCAAGTGTGTGAATCCCTTTGCTTTTTCAATTGCTTCAGCATCAGCCTTAGCCTCGCGCTCCTTACGGAGTTCTTCGGTTGCTGTTTCTGCTTGCTTCTTGAAATCTTCAATCATTTTGACGAC